TTATGCTGATGGAACATCTGCCAATCGGAATCTGCCCGACGTACCAATCTCTGAAACCAACGAATCTGATTCTGAATGTTCTGAGCGAGCAGAGCGCCATGCGTCTTCTTGATATCATCGCGGCTCTGCTTGTTGTATACCCAGAACAATCCAGGAAATGAGTTCGTTGGTGCGTCAATCTCAATTTGTGCAATGATGAAGTCGTTGACAATTGCGTCAGCGAAAACAGATACGGGCTCAGGAATAAGTCTTGAGCCGCGCTCATTGTCTAGGTATAGCGCGTACGAGTTATCCTTGATGTGCAAGGTAACAAAATCATTCAACGGTGCTGCTGGAATCGTTACGTGTGGTTCCGTCAGACCCGGCTTGAATTCCCGAATTTCCCTCGGGACTAGGGACACTAATGTCGCGTCTGCCATTGGTATTTTCCTTGGAATTAACGACGGCTTCTCCGATGTGGAGTTGCGTCGACATGACTGAGCATTCGTCATTCAAGAATTGGGTGAGATAATCAACTTGACGCTCGTAATGGTCTAATTCTTCCTTCACGAGGTCGCGTTTCTTCTTCTCACCAAACAGTTGAATATGTACGAATGAGAGAACGGCATCTTCTGTTACTATCATTGGCCTGTTGTCAGGCTTTTTGAACACGAAGATGGGTTCGTACGAGAGTTTGACTCCCGGTAACAACTCAGCGTTGGGACCGCTGACTGGCATCAATCTCTCAATCACCCAAAAGGTGCCATTGAGATAATTGTAACGTGGTACTAAAACCACCTCGCCACTATCAAGGCGGCGATACTCAAGTTCATTTGTTCGTGCGAGTCGAAAGGTTTGCTTCCCGTCTAACTCACCAAACAATAACTTGAGCTTCTTGTTGATGTACACATCGTTCATCAGTCCATCCAGTAAGGCTTGGGTCGTTTACCAGCCCTATAATCCGCCTCGGCTTGCGCGTGATATTCTGCATTTTCAGCATTAGCTTTATCTAGAAATCTTAAATATGTATCGTTCTCTTGCGTTTTAAATGCTGTAGCCTCACCGGGTCGTTCTCTATAAGGAGTGAAGATGCCACCCATGTGGCGTTGTGCATTAGGTAAGGTATTTGGATATTGTTGATTCTGCGTAGCGTGTGCGGTTTCATGCGCTAACGTACCCGCAATCATAGATGGTTCCAATTTACTATCATCAACAAAGGTAGTACCACCTACTTGCATTCCACGAGTGACACCGGGTAGACGCTGCGAGCGTACATTGCTTACGAAGTTATTTGCAAAAGGATATCGTTGAGTGAACTCATTCCACGCAGGCTGTAGTTCTTTATCGACTGTTGGATTGCTTGTGCGCGGTGGTGTATACGTTCCCGTTGGTGGTACTTGATTCGTACCAAGATAAATGCTAGCCATATTCCGAGGATAAGGTTCGTTCGGTCCCGGCATTGGCGCGGTTACATTTACTTCTTCCTGCGATGTTAACGCTCTTGGCTGCTCGGGCAAACCAAACAAGCTACGCATATTCCACGGCGTAGCGTATGAGTTCTCGCCAACCTGATATAAATAATCGTAATCGTTATCGCTAGGCATGGCGGTAATCTTTATGAAAATGAGGGAGGAGTTGTTAGCCCCTCCCCCATAACTAACTAAGCGTAGCCAGCAGGAATCGCGAGGTTATCGATGTACGCGTTCTCCTGTGGGTTGCTTGTGAACAGGTTCCACGAAGCTACAAGATACAGCAAAGTGGAAGCTGCCACACCGCCATCTAAACCACGAACCTCGAAAATCTTTCGACCGTCGGAGGTGTAGAAACCAGGCTTCTTGAGTTCTGCACGTCCCCAAGAATCCATGTTCAGGAAATCAATTCGGCGCTTATCCCACTTGAACGACTGCTGGATAGGCACACCAGCCATCGTCATGTTTCCACCGAAGTACAAATCCATTCCCTGAGAACCGCCTGAATCCTTATCAATCGTGGTAACGAGCATACCGAGCGATTCATAAGCCGCAGCCTGAGCCGGATGCATCCAAGCCTTGATGTTCGGCTTCTTCATCGAACCGCTCCTGTCCCCCAATAAATTGAGAGCCAGTCGCGGGAAGGGTAAAGATAAGCCAGAACCACCGGCATCAACTCTTGAGGCGCGAATAGCAGGCGTTGTCGAGCGCGTGAAACCAAGCCACGTACCTGCGGTTGAGTTTGAAACGTGGTATGGCACGCCCAGAAGCGAAATAGGAGTCGCACCCGAAACGCCCTCAATCACAATCTTATCGCCAACAGCCACACCACCCGGAATCGTAGCGACTCGAATGGTCTTCGTTGGGACATCACGGAAAACAATCTCCGGCTCATCACCCGGAACCGTCTTCTGTGCTAATGCTGACGAATACAGGTTAATCTTCTGACCTTCCATCAAAAGCTTAACACCGAAGTCAACATCGAGAACAATCGTATCGAAGCCGCCTGCGTTTGACGTAGCAGTAACGGTTCCGAGAACGCCGTTTCCACCCGTCATGCACATAGAATCCATGTGCGCACGGAAGTGAGGCATTGCAGATGCCATGTTCTTGTTGAACACGCTGATGATAGCCTTTGCATCACCCTGCGTTGCCCATTCCGCCTTCTTCGTCCATTCCAGTGCATAACGGAAATCGACGATTGGAATGACGGCATTCTCGTAGTGTGGCCCAGAGCCACGTCCAAGATTGCCACCGTCAGGATTGTACTGTCCAAAGTATCCACCCGGTGCAAACTGGAGTGGAATCTTCATATCCCGAGTGTTAACGGGAACTGCATCGGTGCTCTTTTCGACCTGAGAATAGAAGGTGTCCTCAATCTCGTAGAGGACCTCAATCTTCTTCTCAATCTTTTCGAGCTGAATTGCAAGTGTATCAGCTACGTTCTGCGGATTCAGGGGTGTCGCCACGCGTTTTCTCCCGGTCTAATAAATCATTAACCGTTGAGAAAGTCAATCTCCTTCATCTTTCCGGTCTTAACCGCAGTGACTGCGTCCTTGTTCACATTGTTTGCGCGTGCTGAAACCTTTGAATCAGTTCCAGTCGCACGCTTGTGTACCGAAGGACGAGCCTTGAGATTAGTTCCTTTAAGAGCTTGGGAGCGAACTTTCTTAATAATGGTTGGGAGTGCTAACTTTGCGCGTGACAGATACGCGGATGCTACCCTGTCCTTCCACTCCGTCGAATATCTATTTGAAGCTGCCTGCTTTAACAAACGTTCCATATTGGAACGATGAGCGGGGTCATCTCGAAGGACGCTTGCGAGTTCGTCCATAACATCACGCGTAATCGAGCGACCTAAGAACGGACTGACTTCATCCGGTAAGTTCTTCTGAACGATGTTCGTAATTGTCTTGCTTGAGTTCGTTAAGATGGAATCAACAAAATTCTGATGCTGCCCCCTCAGAATTTCCTGATTCTCTGCTCTGAGTCGTTCCTTCTCAGGGTCCTGTTCATTCGTTGGCTGCTGAATCCGCGGAGTAGGCGCATCAATCTTATCATCACCGAACATCCATTCGTGAACATTCAGTGCAGAGTTCATGAGATTGTTGTTCCCATTCCGCTTGCCATCATTAAACGCACTCTTAATCATGTGCTTGATGACAGGCTCAGTTACCGCTTGGAATGCCGGGCGATTCTTTGATAACAAAGCGGGCAAGAAGTTTTGTATGAAACTCCGCTGCTTGTTAACATCGTACTCGCCCAGCAATTCAATAAAATCTCCGGGGTCTGCTTGTGAAATACGCTGTTCCCCAGCTTTGAGTTTATTCAGCTGCTCGTACGATTCCCTAGCGTCTTCGACAGTGGGAAAGAGTTTGCTATAGTCTCGCTCACGAAAGAAGGTTGACCTGAGTCCTGGGAAGTCTTTGAAGAGTTTAGGATACTTGGCGACGAGCTGTCTGTACGTAGGTTTACCGTAGCCAGTGCCAATCTTCTCATCCGATTCTTCGTCTTCCTCGTCGTCCTCTGATTCCTTCTCCTCGTCATCCTCATCTTCCTCGTCAGGCTTAGATTCTTCCTCGTCATCTAAGATGATATCGTCATCATCTTCTGAATCTTCAGTTTCCTTAGAATCAACTTCCTCAACAACTTCAGCCTTTGCAGGCTCGTCGTCGTCGCCACGAAGAATTGCTAAGTCATTCGAACGTGTATCTTCAATCGGTGGCTGTGCCATTTGTTACGGCTCCATCGGAGCTGGGCTATTCACATTAGGTGGCGGTGTTGGTGAACCTGAACTTGGTTGACCAGACTGTGCATTACCTAATGCTGGAGTACGCGCTCCGGAGTTCATAGCTTGCACATGTTCATTATGATGTGCAAGAATTAACGAATAGACCTTAGGACTATTGAGTTTAAGGTCTTGTCCTTCTCTTCCCTGTAGGAAGGCCTTGCAAATCTGAGCTTCGACCGCATGGTCGTCAACAATTGGGTCAACCTTTACGGGGCTAACAACTTCACCCGTTGCACTAATCGGACCCATATCATCACTATCTTGTCCCAACGAAATAATCTGAAGAATTTCCCTAAACTGTTTGGTTCGGCTCTCGTCGCCTGGAATTTTCAAATCTGGCAGACCACTCAACCTCACAAGCATATGCGTATTTTCAGGACTAAAGAGAACAGCATTGATTTCATCGGAGCCCATCTTACAGCTCCATAATAATATCACGCTGCTGTCCCCATGACATTGGAAGCTGATTGCCTGCACTTGGCTCAACGTGTCCAATGCGCCCACTCTGCGCGTCCGCTTGAATGGTTAAGTTTAAGAACTCACCCGGCCCAATCTGTGCGGTGTATCGCTCATCTTCTAACAGGCTATCAACATAGATGGGCACGCATTTCTGCATGACCTTTGCCCACCATCGTGTTGCAGCTTTGTGAATGAGTGATAATCTTTGTAACGCCTGTTGCCTTGAGGCCGAGTATTCAGCGTATGTTTTCGAACCACCCTGAATCGTTCCACCGTAAATTGAAGGGAATGCACCGACTAAGAGCTGCGCATACTGCTGAACCTTACTATCGAACTTATCAATTTCCTGTGATAACGTGGCGGTTCGAGTAGTAAAGAACCCCTCACCCATCGCACGGCCAGCTAATGCTTTGGCCTGCGTCACCATTCCTGGCTTTCGCCTGGTTTTTGAATACTGGTCGAAATCTAATACTTGAGGGTCAGCAAACGTCTCAGGTATCGCCTGCCCCATCGTATCGACTGTTAAGTTCACAATATCATTCTGCACTTCCTGTGGGTCAAACAATGGCTGACCAATAGGATTCATGTGCAGATGCGAACTAACCGGGGATTCCCAAATTGTCCAGACGTCATCTAACTTTTCATTCCGGACTTCGATGACTTCTTCACCGATGATTTCGGCGTATAGTCCATCGGGGAATTTCTTTTCAAGCGCCTTGCCGAGTTCGACCGAATCGTAATAATAAGCACATGGTCGAAGCCATACGCACTGAGTAGTGACGCGATTGGCGTCGTCATTCTCATAGCCTTGTGGGTCACGGGAATAACGTTCGTAGCTTGAGATATCGGAATGGCCTGCAATGTTTCGGCCAGTTCTTGCCCTTGCTTCCGTG